TTAATATCGGAACTAAGCACCATTATGGTGCTTTTTTCATACACATTTATACATGAAAGAGGGAGGATCTTTATGTGCAGAAACATTATCAGGATACCAATGCAGTTTTTTGCTGAGGAAGGTACGGCACAGGACTGTGCTGATGCAGCTAATGCTCAGGGCAGCAAGCAGGAGGGCGGCGCTGCGGAATTTACGCTGGACGACGTTTTCAGCAAGTTTACTGCGGAGGATATTCTGGGAAACAAGGCTATGTCGAATGCACTTGAAAATGCAAAGACAAAATGGCAGAAGGAACAGCTGGACGCTGCGGACGAATCTAAAAAGCTTGAAAAAATGACGGCGGCAGAACGTGAAAAATATCAGCTCGAAAAGGACAAGGCTGATTTTGAAAAGAAAAGAGCCAATTTTGAACATTCACAGCTGGAGGTGTCCGTCGGCGCTGAACTTCAGAAGAGAGGCTTGTCTGCCGACTTCGCAAAATATCTTACAGCGGATAATGCGGAAACTTCAAAGGCAAATATAGACGCTTTTGAAAAGCTGTTCAATACCGCAGTTTCGGGTGCGGTCAATACAAGATTAAAGGGCGGAGATCTCCCGAAGGATCTTCCCTCTGACGGCAGGAGCGAACCTGTAAGCCTTGCCGAGGCATTAAGAATGAGAAACGCAGGAAACTGATATTTTTAGGAGGAATAAATTATGGCTATTACACTTGCAGAAGCAAAGATCGGTATGTCAGATAAGGTAGATCAGCAGGTCATTGACACATTCAGACGTTCAAGCCTGCTGCTGGATATGCTCGTATTCGATAATGCGATATCGCCGGGTACAGGCGGCTCTACCCTTAGTTACGGATATATGCAGCTTAAAACACCGTCAACAGCCAACGTGAGAACTATAAACAGCGAGTACACCGCAGGAGAGGCAAAGCGTGTGGAAAAGACCACAAAGGCTTGTATCATGGGCGGTTCTTTTGAGGTGGACAGAGTTATCGCAGGAACGAGCGGAGCGGTAGACGAGCTTGCTTTTCAGGCGGAGCAGAAGATAAAGGCCACCGCAAATTATTTCACAAACGCTGCTGTGAACGGAACGTCTGCGGCAAGCGGAACAGGTTATGTGACGGGTACTTTTGACGGACTGAAAAAGCTGCTCAGCGGTGCAGATACAGAGATCACTTCGGAAACCGACCTTTCTACTTCCGCCCTAACAGATCAGAACTACAATGCTTTTCTTGATGAGCTTGACAGTTTTATCTCGCTGCTTGACGGAAAGCCTTCACTGCTGCTCATGAACAATAAGGTGCTTACAAAGCTGCGTTCCTGCGCCAGAAGGGCAGGCTATTATGACCGCACAAAAGACGATTTCGGCAGGACTGTCGAAACATATAACGGTATCCCGCTTATGGACTGCGGTCAGTATTTTGACGGCACAAATACGGTGGATATCGTTGAAACCAGCAAACCGTCATCGACCGATTACGGCACATCTGCCATATATGCAGTAACCATCGGCACAGACGCTTTCTGCGGTATCTCGCCGACGGGAAATAAGGTCATAACATCATATATGCCTGACCTTAACGCTCCGGGGGCAGTCAAGAAAGGCGATGTGGAGCTTGTGGCAGGCGTTGCGCTTAAAAACACCAAAAAGGCAGGAGTGCTTAAAGGCATAAAGATACTGCCTAAGACGACAGGCTGATATGGGAGGATAAAAGATGAATGCTGAACGTGCGCTGGAGGCGGCTCTGGGCGCTGATGTGCTGTCGGAAGAGAAAATGGAATATCTTCTTGAAGCGGCAAAGGACATTATTCTTGATGAGATAGGACGTGACGAGCTGCCCGAAAGGCTGGTAAGCGCACAGGTGCAGCTTGCGGTCATAATGTTTGAAAGAGAGGGGGCGTGGGGCGAAAGCTCACGCTCCGAAGGCTCTGTTTCACGGAGCTTTATTGACGGACTGCCGGATGATATCAGATCCAGACTGAAAAATTATCCGAGAAAGGCTGGTGCTGTCTATGCGTTTGATGAGAGCTGATCTGCACAGCTTTGAACTTTACAGGTATGAAAAAGCTGACAGCGGATATGTTGGCACGGCAATAGAAAAACGCTTTGCGGGGAAATTCAGCGCAGCGGTAAAACCTGTTTCCGACAGCCTTTCCGCAGAGCTTTACGGTGAAAGAGTAAGGAATATGATACAACTGACAGTACTGAAAGATAAAGCAATGCTGTTATTCAGCAATGGCGACGGATTCAGAGATGAAAACGGCAGGCAGTACAGGATAATATCCATAGCGGAATACTCTTCACACATCCTTGTAACAGGCGAACTGGAGGGAGCGTAACACTATGAAAACAGTGTCTGTAAAAGGTCTTGATGATATCATAAAACGGCTTGACGGAATGGTTTCTGATGAGATCATAGACAGTGGTGTGGCAAAGACAGCCGCTTTGATACAGGGGCAGGCAAAGCTTCTCGCTCCCGTTGACACAGGCGATCTCCGCCGCAGTATAAAGCTGAACATTGCAGAGGGGCATACCGCAGAGGTGTACACAAATTCAGATCATGCCATTTTCAACGAATACGGAACAGGCACAAAGGGTGATAAAGAGGTCGCCCACACCACAAAGGAAAGCTGGGTATATAAAGGTACGGACGGAAAGTATCATACCTCACATGGTATGATGCCCCGTCCTTTTATGCGCCCTGCGGCAGAGGAAGGTGCAAGACAGGCGGCGGAAATATTCAGCCGCATTATAAAAGAAGGGGAAGATAAGTAAATGCATGACATATATCCTCGGATACGCAAGGTCATATCATCTGCCTGTGAGAACGTGGAGATAGGGTTTCCGAAAGGCTCGCCGGAATTTCCGCTGACAACGATAACGGAGATATCCGATAATTCTGCGGTGGTGCTTGACGGAGAAGAAAGATTTTCACAGTTCACAGTGCAGCTCGATATATGGGATAACAGCCCCACAAGGCAGCGGTGTGAGGAAACAGCCTGCATGATATCTGCACTGATGATAAAAGCGGGTTTTCGCAGGCTAAGCGCAGCAGGTATTGAAGAGGACAGCCTGCACAGAAAGACAATGACATTCACCGGCGTAGTTGACGAAAAAACTCTCGCCGTATATGAAAGGAGTTAGGATCATGGAATACAGTTCACAGGGTACAGCACTTTGTGCAAGCGAAACAAAGGAGGGAACTTTCAAAAAGCTTTACGGTTTTTATCAGTTTCCGGATATGGGCGGAGATACGGATAAGCTCGATGTTACAAATTTTAATGACAAGAACAAGAGGACAATAGACAGCAAACTTGCAGATTACGGCTCTCTTCAGTTCAATTTTTACTACAACAGGGAAAGCGCTGACGACGCTTCCGAAACAGATGTGCTTGAAACATACAAGTATCTCAAAACAGCTCAGAGCGGCGGCAAGTCCCTTTGGTTCAAACTCACTGATCCCGACGGCTCTTATAACCGCTGGAAGGGAGGAGTTTCCGTAAAGCGTACAGGGGCAGGAGTAGCGGAGGCACTTAAATTCACCCTCACGACTACTGTTGAATCGGAAATGGAAGAAAGTTTTGAATGATATTTGGGAGGGATAAATTATGATAAATACACCTTTTGCAGTTATGACGGTCGGTTCGGAAACGTACAGGCTGAAAATATCGGCGGCTGCTGCGGTCGAGGCTGAAAAAAAGCTGGGCTGCTCTCTTGCAAGAGCATGGAGCAGGATAGACAGCGTGAATGTTCAGGTGACTATCCTCTGGGCGGCTTTGCAGAGATTTCATCATGGTACAGACTTTGATGAAGCAATGGAGCTGTACGACAGATTTATAGACGAAGGTCACGGACAGGACGAGCTTGCGGATATATTTATGGAGGTCTACCGCTGTTCGGGTTTTATGAAGAGGGAAGTTCCGAACCGAAAGGAAATTCCCGAAACAACAGAGAACAGACTGTAAGCGGAATACTGGACAAGTTGTATCCTGAGGCGCTGAAATGGGGCATATCATGCTTTGATTTCTGGGAGATGTCGCTGAAAGAGATATCCGATACCATTATGGCACAAAGCGAAAACGAAAGACAGCGGCTTATAGAAAAGGCACGTTTCGACTATGCCGCCGCAAAGCTTATGACCTACGCTGTACACGCTCCCTCCGAAATGCCTTGCATAGAGGAGATATACCCCATTACAGCAAAGAAGAGGGATGCATCTCAGGACTGGAAAATAATAAAGGCGCAGGTCAGTGCGGCAGGAAAAAAGTGCAAATGAAAGGGGTGAGGAAATATGACTGTTGAAGAGCTTAAAATAATAATTTCAGCACAGAA